GGGCAGAGCATTATGTATATGACCATGGAAATGAACTAGTGACCCAGGGTATTAAACAGGGTCGTTCCGGCGGCACCAGATGGAAGGCCGCGACATTTCTGATAGACAAGATCCTGCCATTGGACTTTGGCGAAGCACCAATGTTGGGCAATAGCTCGTCTAGCGAGTGCGTTTGGCTCATAATCGTAATCATGAGTATACAAACGATTGACAATCTGGACTACGTTGTCATACATCTGTTTGGTAAAATGGCCGTCCCAGTTGCCAACATCCAAGTCAATGCCCTTGGAAAATCTGGAAAGGCGTCTGTGCAGCACAATGCCATCTCGACCCGTGATGTCCAATCCGGGGAGGAATTCATACCTTCCGTCTCCAGCAAGGTGGAGGCAGCGCTCAAGGTCATGAAAGAGCGAACGGTAAATCAGACCGACAATCATGTTGTCGACTGTTATGCTGCGAGTCTTGGGCGGAGGTCCAATGGCTTTGTCCCTCGGCCGCAATTCATCCTTCGCGATATCATACATCATCAGGTCAGCAGGGACCTCACCCTCGCGAAGGGAGTCATAAATCCGGTTATACTCGGATGCAACCACACCGTCAAACTCGTAAGAGCCATCCTCATTTGCACGTATCCAGGTCTGCTTACCACGTGCAGTCTTATCCCATATCCAGGGGATACCGGGAGAGGTATTCGTTTTAATAGGCTCAGATCCGGGTGTGCGCGTACCAACAATCGAAGTATAGAGGTCAAAAACACGAAGCTTCTTTCCCCCATTAACGCGGTTCAGTTGTTCTTTAATATCCTGAACCATCCAGCGTCTAGCAATGGTACACACATCATCAGGGAAATCCAGCGTGACATCGCGCCCACTCTTTGTCAACGAATGACGCAAGGGGTGGATAATCACACGTTCATCCCGGGGATTCAAAATAGCGGGAATCCGAAGTGACGGTGGGAGGTGTTTCGAAATCGGGGAAGGTAGTATCGAGGAATTAATGGGCGAACCAATTGGCTTAGTGGCCCGCCCGAGCACCTCAATATGGGTTGCATTCTCCACAACTTTTAGAGAACGCGGGGTCGCATCCAAATTGCAGTGAACGGGCTCCACATGAGTATATATGCTAGCATATTTCTTCTCAAAATGGTCAACTGCTTCATCCATATCCTCAGCAGTAAAAGTGGTCAAATAACACATGCCGCCCATATTATAGGAGACGTTACCAACCATTTTGTCCTGTGTATCAAAGATGGGGTTATTCGTAAAACAAGGGGCACCCGAAGATCCCTTGGTCCACTGTCCAGAACACTCAATGACACAATCATAATCACGTTCAAGGACATTATCGTAGCGGGGGCCAGCATCACGGCACTCAACGGTCTGAAGACTAACTCCATCGCGCTCTATTGACGTGACCTCGCGGTACACTGCAGTTATACGTGGTGGTTGACCAATCTCAGCAAGCTGCGCTCGTGTGACAAGGAATTTTGTAAAGTCACGCTGTGGTGTGAGCGAGTTGAGTCTAATCACTGCAGAATCAGTTTTCTCAAAGACATAGACATCGCTGGGTAAAACTGTAAACTCCCAGGCGAGTCCAAAATTGAATGTTGGAACAAACTTCAACTTAAAAGTCTCCTCTTTACCGGGGAGACAATATGGTCGTATAGAATGATATGGGACCAATATGTAACTTTGTCCAAGAAGAACAATGGTGCAATGTGAATTTCCAACAGTCGCCGTCCGGGTGTACCGTCCAAATCTCTCAGGATCGTTAACGATACGGTTGCAATGAGTCAAAGGCCGTGGCTGCTGCGGAGCAGATTTAGACTTAACAGTAATTCGGGAAGTGTGATCTTCCTTTTTGGTGTTAGGAAAAAGGAAGTAATTGGAAATGGTCATAATAGCAGCAACAAGTCC